CATTTACTAATTTTAGCACAATCAGAAATACATTTATACATTCCATCAATAGAATCTCCCATTCCAAGAAGGAAACAAGATAGTAATTGTGGTCTTTTAGTTCCAGCATTAAATAATGTAGGAGATGCATGTACGAAGTATTTATTAGACATTAATTTATATGTCATAATAACTTCATCAATATCATTTTTATGAATTCCAAGAGATACTCGAAGTAGTAAATCCTGTATTCTTTCAATTACAACTCCATTAATTTTAGATAAGTAGGATTTTTCAAGTGTTTTAAAAGCAAAGAAGTCAAAATTAAAATCTTTTGAATAATTAATTGTATTTTCCAGTATATTAGAATTATTTAAGTAAATATTATAAATTTCCTCTGTAATATTACCATTATCAAGTAATAATTTTAATTTATCACCAAAATTATTAAATGTATTTTTTTGATTATTAGAGATTATAATTCTGGAAGCTAAATAACTATATTCAATATGTTCCGTAGATTTAGAAGAACATATACCTGCTGATAATTCATCTAATTGTGATGTATGTATTCCATTATAAATTTGAGATATTACAACTTTACAAATTTCAACAGGTTGGACGAATACTAGCAAAGGTTCAATTAAACATAGTTTTTCTACTCTTGATAAAATCTTATCAAAAGATATTTTTTCCGGTGTGCCATTTCTCTTAACAACTTCCATAATATTCATTATATATATTTTTATTTAAATAAATCAATTTTAAGTAATGTATATTTATATTATATTTTATATTATATTTTATATAATGATTCAATAATATTATCAAAATTGTTTATAGTATTATTATTTTGTATTATAATATTTTCAATTATTAATTTTTCCTTTATAAATTCATCAATAATTTTTGATGAGGAAGAATGGTTTATAGTCCAATTTTTCATACAAATTTTGAATTCATTTTTAATAGTATTATTATATTGTATCAATTCTTGTTTTTGTTTTTTTAAATTATTAATTTTATTTTTATTAAATTTATCTTTATCATTTATATAAATTCTACTATATTTTGAATTATTATTAATAAAAATAATACCAATATTATTTATATAAATATCCTTCATAATTTATTTATCTAAAAAAATTCTATTATATTTTGAATTATTATTAATAAAAATAATACCAATATTATTTATATTATTTATATTAATATACTTAATCACTTATTTATTTAAAAATATTTAAAGTTAATTTATATATACTAAATAATGTCACATAAAAAAGATAATATTCTTGAAGTATTCGATACAATGGAATTAGAAGATATACAACGTAAGGTAATTAAATTAAGATATGGTACTGAATTAACTAGCTTATGTAGTAAAGCAAAAAGGGCTACAAGTATTTATACATCTATAACAATAATATTTACAACTTTAAGTATAATATTACCAGGTTTATTAAGTATTCAGAAATCAAGTCCATCATTAGAAAATCCAATTTATTGGACTTCATGGGGTATAAGTTTATTATTAACATTATTACAAGGTTATACAAAATTATTTAAAATTGATAGAAATTTTTACTTTTATAATTTTAATTATGAAAGATTTATAAGCGAAGGTTGGAATTATATTCATTTAGGTGGTAGGTACAATACAAAAGATACGCATAAAGGAGCATATAAAAGATTTATGAGAAATATTGAAAGAATGAAATTAGAGAATGTAAATCTTGAATACACAGACGTAAAAGATTCGGATGAAGTAACAAAAAAAAAGAAAAAGCGTGAATTAAATAATAATATTTTAGAAAATAATAATTTAGGAGAAAGTATCAGTAATACACCAATATCAAATGAAAATGAAACAAAAAATTTAATTAATATACAGGAATCAATACAAGATGAGGAAAGTAAATATAATAGCATAATATAAATGATATATATATATATATATGTCATCAACTATGTAAGGTAATAATTATTTAAGTAATATAGGAATTAAAAATTCAAATACACTATGAATAATTTTTAAGTAAATTAATTAGTATATTAACAATTATATTAACAATTATAACAAATATGCATATTAAAAAATTACTACACATATTAGGGATATTCAAACTAGTTCTTACAATGGTGTATACATATTCTGGCACTTCTCGTCAACTCATGTACTGTCCACGAATCACTTATGTATTATAAAACCAATTTTTGCTATAAATACATAAATGATATATCGGAAATACAAATATTTAAAATGTAAATTAAAATATAAAAAACTAAAAGTAAACAAATAGCAGGAATGATAAATTATCTAGAATTATATTTACTAATAATAGTATTAAAGTAATAAATAAAATTATAAATATAAAAATTATATTAATAAAAATGATAGTTTAATATTATGACATCATAAAGAAACACCAAAATATTTAATTATTTAACTTGTTTAATAATCGATGAAAATACAAAAAGTATAAATATAATAATAATATATATTAATATACTTAAATTAAATTATTTAAAGAAATATTCTTAATTTAAGATAACATGGGAGAAAATACTGAAACAGATAATGTAAATATTGAAACTTTTGCTTTTCAAGCAGAAATAAATCAACTTATGAGTTTAATTATAAATACTTTTTATAGTAATAAAGATATATTTTTAAGGGAATTGGTTTCTAATAGTTCTGATGCTTTAGATAAAATAAGACATATGTCTCTCACGGATAATTCTGTATTGGATAGTGAAAAAAATTTATTAATTAGATTAATTCCAGATAAGGAAAATAGTACACTTACTATTGAAGATACAGGACTTGGAATGACTAAACAAGATTTAATTAATAATTTAGGAACAGTAGCAAAATCAGGAACTAAATCTTTTCTTGAGTCACTTGAAGCAGGTTCTGACGTAAGTTGTATAGGACAATTTGGTGTTGGCTTTTATTCTGGTTTTTTAGTAGCGGACAAAGTAAGTGTTATATCTAAACATAATGATGATAGAGAATATTGTTGGGAATCAAATGCTGGTGGTTCATTTACAGTATCTGAATCTGATACAGGATTAACAAGAGGAACAAGACTTGTATTACATATGAAAGATGATCAAAAAGAATATTTAGAAGAACATAAATTAAAAGAACTAATTAAAACTCATTCACAATTTATTGGATACCCTATAGAATTATTTGTTACAAAAACAACGGAAAAAGAAGTAACTGATGATGAAGCAGAAGAGGAAGAAGTAGATGGTGATGATGATGATGCTCCAAAAATTGAAGAAGTTACAGAAGAAGATGAGAAAAAAGAGAAAAAAAAGAAAAAAGTTACAGAAACTACAACTGAATTTGAAGAATTGAATAAAGAAAAACCTTTATGGTTAAGAAAAGAAGAGGATGTAACAAAGGAAGAGTATGTATCATTTTATAAGCATATATCAAATGATTATGAAGAACATTTAATTTCTAAACAATTTTCTATAGAAGGACAAATTGAATTTAAAACATTATTATTTGTTCCAAAAAGATCACCAATGGAACAATTTGAACCTAATAAAAAATTAAATAATCTAAAATTATATGTTAGAAGAATTTTTATTACCGATGATTCAAAAGAATTATGTCCTGAATGGTTATCTTTTGTAAAAGGTGTTGTGGATAGTGAAGATTTACCATTAAATATTTCTCGTGAGATGTTGCAAAGATCCCAAATATTAAAAGTTATTAAGAAAAATATTGTTAAAAAATCATTAGAAATGTTTGAAACTATATCAGAAAATGAAGATGATTTTAAAACATTTTATGAGAATTTTTCTAAAAATATTAAATTAGGTATTCATGAGGATTCGTCTAATAGAGAACGAATTGCTAAATTACTTAGATATGATAGTACTAGATCAGGAGACGATAAAACTTCATTATCTGATTATATTAAGAGAATGGGAGAGGAACAAAAAGATATATATTTAATTACTGGCGAATCAAGACAAAGTGTAGAAAATTCTCCACTTTTAGAACAATTAAAAAAAAGAAATCTTGAAGTTTTATTTATGACTGAACCAATTGATGAATATATTCTAAATCAATTAAAAGAATTTGATGGTAAAAAACTTGTAAATGTAGCTCGTGCTGGCCTAAATCTTCTAACAGATGATGAAAAAGAAAAAGAAGAAGAAGTTAAAAAGGAATTAGAGGATTTGACTAAATTTATTAAGGAAGTATTATCTGATAAAATTGATAAAGTTGAAGTATCATCAAGATTAGATGATTCACCATGTGTGTTAACATCAAGTGAATATGGACATACAGCTAATATGAGTAGAATAATGAAAGCTCAGGCTTTAGGTAATAATAGTATGATGATGGGAGGTTCTAAACCTATTATGGAAATAAATCCACATAATAACATAATTAAAACATTAAAAGATAAACATAATGAAGATAAAAATGATAAAACTCTTAAGGACCTTATAAATCTAATGTTTGATTCATCTTCACTCGCATCAGGATTTTCTCTTGATGACCCAGTAACTTTTAGTAAAAGACTAAATAGAATGATTTCTATTGGGTTAAGTGGAGATAATAATGAGAATTTACAAGAAGATAATGATAATGTTCATGAATTAGAAAATTTAGATGATTCTAAAATGGAAGAAGTAGATTAAATTTATATAAGTATATCCTTTGTAACATTAATAAAATTCTATTTAATATTTTTTTTATTATACATAAACATTATTACTTGGTTCATAATTTTCCATTTCATTACCTATAAATTCAAAAGGAACTGTAAATATACTATATACACCATTAAATATACTAATAAATGCTCTACATCCAGCAGCAATACCACCGATTAATGGAAATAAAATAAAAACAACAAATACTAATGATGTTACAGCGATTAAAGTTCCAAAATTTTTTATAGGAAAAATACTTTTAATAAAATTAGCAAAATTAAATAGTACCATATTGAATATTCCAAGTTTTTTTATAGTATATAGTATAAATTCAAATGTTCTTTTTAAATCAACTAATAAACCTAACAATGTATGAAAAGGTAATATCATAACACCCATAGCTTTTGCAACAGCTGTGACAATTAAATTAATAACATCTTTTAAAAGATTCCAAAAATGTTTAAAAGGAGTAATTATACCATTTAAAGCTTCCTCTATTAATGGTTTTAAACCTTTAAAAGGTTCATTCATAATTGTTTTTAACACGTCACATACGTCTGGTGTTTCGAAGTCGAAATGTTCATTAATTGATACTTTTGAAGAACAACTAAAATTTTCAATCTGTATCATTGGTATAGGAGGAACATCTATAGGTAAATCTATGATAAAATTCATCCTACTAATTAAATTCGTTATTCTTTCTTTAGATATTTTAATACTGTTAATACTTTCGAATAGTACCTTTTTTATAGTATCAACTGTTTCAAAACCAGAATTAATAACATGTGATAAAACATCATGTACTTTTGTATAGCTATTACACCCCATACTATTATATCCGGTTCCATTATCACATTTATACCACCAATCCCCTTTACTACATCCAAAACACATAAAAGTTTGTTTTTTAGAAACCAGATAAGTATATAGTAGTATGAATATAATAGATAATACTAATATTTTTCCTTTATGTAAATTATTCCAAAATTCATAAATTTTATATCTTATTACTAATGTAAAATTATCTATCATTAAATGTGAAGTTGAACCACCTAATAATTTATTAGTTATTATATGTTTATTATAGTTTCTTAATATTAAAAGTAATATAATAATCATTGTAAAAAATATAAAACATGTAATAAATTTACTATATTTTTTTTTTTCTTTAATAAAGTATTCTATACTATTTTTATTATTTTTATAACCACCTCCTCTCATTTTCATAAAACTTTGTATTTCATTATTTACTTTTTTAAGTTCCAATAAATTATTTTCTAATTCTTTTATATTATCTAAATCTAATTCCATATTTATAATATTATATTATATTTATTCATAATTTTACTTTATAAATCATAAATTAATTTAAAGAACGAGTAATAACAAGCAACATATATACATATAATGACATAGGTACTTGTTTTTATAGCATCATTTAATGTTAAACCAACAATTTTAGTATCATTCCATTCCCTACCTAAAATAAATCCTATAAACATTCTAAAAAATGATCCAAAATAACCTAATGGAAATACATACAAGTTTGTTAATATAAAATTTGCTGCTGTATATACATATGGTAATATTATTATTACTGCTATTTTTAATGGATTACCACGTAAAACTGATAATAATAATTCTAAAAACATTTTTAATTGTTTTATTATAAAGTTAATTATATTAATTGGATTATTAATTGCTTTATTTATTACCATAATAATACTATCTAATATTTCTCCCATAATTCTTATAATTTTATTTACTGATAATATTAATTTATTAAGTATACTTGGAATTATTTTCATTATAAAATTTATAGGAACTACAATTCCATTTAAGAATTCTCTTACTTTTTCACATGGATCAATATTTACCATTTTATCGCAATTATCACCTCCTTTTTGTCTACACATATTATCATACTTTAATTTTTCTCTTATAAATGTTTTATCATCTACAAAAAATAATCCATCTTCTGTTAATAGGACATTTTTATATTTGTTTGTTTTTTTATTTTTATTTTTATTTTTATTTTTATTCATTATTATAATAATATATAGATTTTTTTTTTATTTTTATTTTTATTCATTATTATAATAATATATAGATTTTTTTTTATTTTTATTCATTATTATAACAATATATAGATTTTTTTTCAAAATGTAATATATATATGACTGATGAAACTATTACAGGTGGTTCAAAAAAAGATAAAATAAAAACTTATGGTTCTAGACTTGAAGTTTGGAGGGGATTATCTAGAAAAACTTCTGGTAAATTAACAAAAAATGATTTAAAATATAATAAAAAGGGTAATATTGTTTCTAAAAAAGCTTCAGATGCTGCTAAAAAAAGAAAAAATTTAGGATATTTTATTAATAATACCAAAAAAGGATTTTTTACAAAACAACCTAGAATAGGTACCAAAGAATATAATGATATTATTGAAAAAAATCAAAGTTTAAGTAATAGTTCCACTTAAAGTTTAAGTAGTAATTCTACTTAAATGAAAGTTTATAATAAATATAATTTTTTTTAAATTACATAATAATTAAATTGTAATATAATTAATAATAACTATTAATTTGTAATCTCAATATTTACAAAAAAATAATTACTTAATTAAGACCATCTACTTTACAATCATAGTATAAATTAATAGGAAACATTTTTGGATAAGATTTAGGAACAGAATACACAACTACCTTTTTCTAAGTATTGGACTACATTTTTATTCTAATCAAATTTTTTTTTAGTCGTTTATTTTTTTGTAATTTTCTTGATTTTCTTTTTAGTTTAGATTTTCTTACTGATTTTATACATTTAATACTTTTCCTTTTTAATGGAAATACACCATATTTATCTCTTCCTAATTCACTTAAACCAGCTATTGCCATCGCTTTAGCTGAATCTCCTTCTGTAAGAATTAAAGTACATTCATGAGAACGATGAGTTCCAGCAAAATTAGCATCATCTAATTTTTTTATTCCACGAATAGAACCACTTTTTTTACCATCCGTTTTTTACTTAATTTATTAGCATCTAATTCCATCATATTATTAATTCTTTCCATTAATCCATCTTTAATTAATGATTGATAACTGATACATTAATTGTCATTTCGGGATTACAAATACTGATCCCAAAAAGCGAGATTCGGGGAACGGTCTTGGTCCTAATTGGAGAAGATTTTATACAGTATTTGTAAATGAGTCAGGGAGTAAAATAAGTCAAGGAAAGTTGATGATAGAATGGGAACTATATAATTTATTAAAATCAAATAAAAAATATAATATAATATTTAAAAACAATTCAAAAGAATATTTTAAATGCAAATTAGAGAATTTTACAGATATATGTAAAATAATAAGAGATAAAATGTTCGAATTTGAAGATATTTTCTAAAATAAAAATCATAAAATTTATCAGTTTTAAAAATTTATTAATTTTCAAAATTTTTTTTTATGGTGTTAAAAAAATATTAAAAACACCCTTATTAAAACGATTAATGATTTATAATCGAAAAATCCGATTTTTTTAAAAAAATCAAGAAATTTCAAAATATTTGCCAAAATATTAAGGATTAGCCAAAATAGTAAAGATTAGTCAAAAATAGTAATAATAGTAATTTTTATTTTTGAATTAATTAAAATATAAATAAAACTATTACTATATTAATAATATGCAAAATAATTTATATTATTGTTAATTATGTAACTATACATCATACCATAAACCTGGGAAATACCAACATCTTAAAACACTAAAGCATAAAAGAAATGTCGAAATTAAAAACATTAATAATAGTAATAATAGTAATACTCCTTTATCGTGTATTTATAAAAATAGTAATATTGAAACGTTACACGAGAATTACTTGAAAAATACTGAAATAGTAATGGCTAATCCTCAGCTAATCCTAACTAATCCCAAACTAATCCCAATTAATCCAAAAACTGAAAAAAATACATTTCAATGCGATAAATGCTTTAAAGTATTTTCTACTAGGTCAAATATGAACCGCCATAAAAAAAAACAAATTTGTAGTAATAATGATCAACAAAATAGTAATAAAAATAATATGGTAATAACAAAATCACTCAACGATGAAAGTTTAACACCGTGTTATGATATGGAGAATCACAAAGAACCACAAATGAACCACAAAGAACCACAAAGAACCACAAAGAACCACAAATGAACCACAAATGAACCACAAAGAACCAAAAATAATTGAAGTCAAAAGTAAACACGATAAATTTATCTACTAATTTCACATTTTGAACCGAAAGATGATACATTAGTAGTCATTAATTCTTTTGTTTGACCATCAAAAATAGGTTCTTCAATAATACATTTTACAAAAACCCATATATTATCTTTAATATAATTTGGTTTAATATCTTTTTTACTTTTTTTCCATTACTTTTTTACTTTTTTAGTATACCTACAAGTGCGAATACACAAATTTGGATTATTATAAAAATTATCAGATTTTATTAAAAGGATATTGAAATTGATCTGTTACAGTTGATGGTTTTTTGTTGATGTCTTTCACAACAATTGTAAAATGATAAATTATTGACGTATCTTCCAGATTGTTTTTTTTGAAAAATTTTCATACAAAAGATGATGCCATGGTTTAAGATTTTATTCTGATCTAAATGTTTTATTAATCCTACGTAATTTAACAAGGTATGGATAACGATTTAAATTATTGAACCACTTTAAAGATTTTTTATAACTAATTGACTTTTTATAATAATAATTCAAAATTTTATCTTTTATATCATAAGGTAATTTTTTTCAAATACTTTTATAATCCATATAAAAGTTATTTTTTTATAAATCAATTTATTAAGTGGATTTGTTTTTTTTACTTGGTTTTTTATTTGATTTTTCTTTACATCCATTTTGTTTATTACTACTATATTTTCCTTTTTTTGATTTTCTACCACCTATTTTTGAATATGGTGGAGTGGAATTAAAATTATTTGAACTATTTGATTTTTTTCCTTTATTAATAAATTTTTTTAATTGTTCTCCAAATGTATATACTAATCCTACTCCAGCACCGACACTTAAAATTCTATTAACTAATTTTTGTTCCATAAGATTCTCATTAAATAAATTACTCATTATAATATTATATAATAAAAAAAATATAATTACATGCATAATATTAATTAAGTAATATTTAATGATTTTTATATGCTATTTTTTTTACGATAAATACCCATAGAAATAAACAAAATAAAAATCCTAAAGTAAATCCAATAATACACTGGTCCTTATAAATTTTACCAAAATAAGGTCTTGTTAAGGTTGGTGTTAATATAAATGTAATATATGAAAATAAAAACATAAATCCAATAACTAATGGTGAAGATAAATGAACCATTATATATTAATAAAATAAAAAAAATTTCAATATTATTAATATGCAGTATTGCATATATGCATAATTAATACATTTTAAAAAGAGTTTGTAAAAATATAGCAAATTGAATTAATCCACTAATAATACCACAAAATGTTCCAATTCCAGTTATAACAATATTAGTTAGTTCATTTTTAAAACAATTATTATCTCTTAATGGTAAATCTGTATATATATCTTCAACAACTTCACCAACTTGATCTAGTTTTAAACAACCTGTGCCTAAAAATTTATTAAATAATTTATTCTGTAATAAACTACATATTAAACTTATAAAAGAAAAAACAACCCATGCCCAAAAAGCCCTCATATTTGTTGATTGATTATAATCAGTACATACTATATTACTCTTAGGTAAAGATGTTTTTCCTCCTTTTTTTTTAGTATTTTTATAGTGTTTCATTTATTATATATAATATAATAAATTTTGTAATTAAATTAAATTACTTTCATTTCTATATTTTCTCCATTTGCATCATCTGCAGTATTTGGATTATCTGCAGTATTTGGATTATCTGCAGTATTTGGATTATCTGCAGTATTTAGATTATTTGCAGTATTTGGATTATCTGCAGTATTTGGATTATCTGCAGTATTTGGATTATCTGCAGTATTTGGATTATCTGCAGTATTTAATTCTTGATTAAATTCAAGTTCATCTTCTTTGGGTTTATTCTTATTTGCTTTTGAATCAACATATTCTGCAAATTTTTGTTCCATAATTAATTCTTCCATTTTTTGTATAAATAAATTATAAGAGTCTTCATGGGTTGAATTACTAAAAGGTTCAGTTAGTGTTATATATTTATACCATAAAGTTTTTAATTTTTCACAAGTTAAAGCAGTATGAGCATATAATTCATCTAATTTAAATAAATTAACAATACCATTACTTATCGAAACAGTAACAGATAAAATCCATACTGCTATATTTATTTCTATTTCGTAATCATCTTTAACATGTTCTGTCATTTGAACTGATAATAATGAAGGAGTTAATATTGAACCAACTGTTACTATCATTTGAAACAAACGATAAGCAAATCTAACACAATCTCTTTTACGTTCATAATCCGCAATCGCATCACTATATCTGCGTACTAATACATTTTTTTTAAGTGTACTTAAATTCAAATATTTGATTAATGTTCTTGAATCAGCTTCAAATTCCAAAAATTTTTTACAACATGTACTCATTTCACAACAATTATTTACTTTTTCATCAAATTCCCCTCCTTCATATTGATTTTCTTTCCTTTTATGTTTTTTAACTAAAATTTCAGTTTCAGAACTCATAATTTACTTAAATTAATTTATTTTTAAGTTAGTATTATTATAATTTAAAAATGTATTAATATTAATAAATAATATAATGATAATTTTTTATGATAATCATAATCCTTCACTGACATTAAAAATTACTGATAATTTTCATGAAAATGATTATAAACTTATAAAAAAAATTACACGGGAATTATTTATAGGAGGAGAAAACATACAAGAAAAATATAGAAAAATAAAAGAAAAAAAATATATTTTAAATTTTGATATTTTTTGTGTTACTGATGCTAAACTTATTTATATAATGAAATTTTTAAATTTTATAAGAAAAAATGAAGAAGAATTAAATGAATATCTTGTAGAACTTAATATATATAATGATAAAAATAATTGTCATTTTATGAAAGATATAAGTGATACATTTTTAAAGGTTTATACTCCTCCAATTAATATAAATTTTAATTATGTAGAAGTTGAACCAAAATGGAAATAATTTATAAATAGATTTTACAGTCATTGCAATAATGATAAGTTTCTGGATAAGGTCCACTATCTTTTTCTTTTGTAGTATTTTTATGAGGACACTTTTTTTTTAATAATTGTTCAGTTTCTAATTCTAATTTTTGATATTCATCACTTTTAGTTAAATGAAAATATTTTTGAGATTTGTAATATTGTAAATTTTTTTTTAATTCTTCTAAATCTAGTGTTTTATCTGTATTATTAACTTGTTCCATTTAATTTTATCGTTTATTATAAATCAATTTTAAAAAGTTATTTTTCATCAAGTGATGTAATTAATTTAAATATATCATTACTAAAATTATAATGCGAACCATTTGCTTGTATATTTGGTACTTTTCTATGTGTCATATTACCTTTATGTGATAAACTAACTATAATATTTTCTGGATTAATTTCTAAACAATTTTGAGTTAAAATATCATAACCTTCCTGGTTTTTCTTTTTATTATCAAATCTATTTTTTTTCCAATGATTTTTTGTAAATGTTAAAGTTGATTCTGATACACGGTCTTTATCTGGTAGTTCAATAGGAGGATAATTAACATATGATATATATTTATTAATTTCAAAACAAGGAATTATAGTACAATATACACATTGGACTTTATTATTAATTAATTTACTTATTCTAATTTTAATACTATCTGGATGATAATAATCGTCATCATCCATAAAAACTATAAAATTATTATTTGATAATGAAACTAATTTATTTCTTTTTTCACCTAATTTTAATTTTTTATCATCATAAATATATCTTATATTTTTAATTTCTTTTGGTATTAATTCTTTATTATTTTTAGCACCATCGTCTAATATTATCCATTCAATTTTATCCTGTGGATAAGTTGTAATTTTATAATTTAATAGTATTAATTTAAAAAATTTACTTCTATTAAAAGTAGGAATACATACAGATATTTTAGGTAATTCTTCTTCTTTTAATATATTTTCTTTTATTTTTTTTAAAGGACAAGATCTAAAAATTGATAAAAGTGTAGTAATATATTTATTTTTATTTTCATTATATAAATCTTTATCTAATAATAATAATTCTTTATTACATATACTTTTAAGATATTTAAAATCCGTTTTACTTTCAACAATAATTTTATTAAAATTATTTAAATATTTAACCCAATTATTACTAAAATTATTATTATTATATATAAATAAATTATTATTTGATTTACACATTAAAGAATTATTTATATAATTATAAAAAACATTTATATTAACATCATCAGCTCTATAATTTGTATAATTTATATTATTACTTTTATAATCACCATATAAATGTGATAATAATTTTTTTAGAATTTCTATATTTTCATTAATTTCTTTATTTGTAAAATCTGATATAAAATTTAATTGAACCATATAATTAAAATAATATAATTTAATTAATTATATAACTTAAAAAAAATTATTTATAATTTTATTAGATAATTAAACTTTTAAATAATATGTATCATGTGATACAAGTAGTTCTGTTGAACCATAAACAATCACTAAAGTAGCAATCCACCCTATTAGTTATTTTCTATATCCTCTAATATTGCTATACATAATGTAGCACATACTTGATAATGTATTACTTAATGGTATTTCAACTCGTGAACATGTAACAATATATCCTGATTCCGAGGATCAAACTTTTATACATTGCGATGATGGTTATAAAGCACTGAAGTATTAATAGTAATTTATTAAATCAGTATACGAAGTTCATCCGGTCACATATCCTCTTCTAGAATAATTTTAATTGATATAGAATTACTTTTTTCTATTATAAATGTTTTATCAAAATCAATCATATAAATACCTTGTTTATCATCTACTGAACCTAAAATAAATTCAATATCTCGTAAAGCTATATTATTTTCATAACAAGTTTTCAGTATTAAATTTAAACTTTTTAGGTAAATGTTATAATCTATATCTAATATATCAAAATATATTTAATTATGTATCAGCAACAATATATAGTATAGGTATTTATATTCATTATAAGGTAATGATGAGAAAGCAAAAATATAATTTAAACAAAGAACATATAAAAAAAGCAAAAATAAATCATAATATGGTAAAATGTGTTGATGAATGTTTTAATAATAAAGAATATTAAATTTGTAGAAAAATTTATAAATCAACATAATAAGTGTCATAATTAATTTCTTCATCAATAAATTTTTCTTTAATATTATCTTTTTTAGTACAAATAATACCCATTTATTATAAAAAATAAAATTTTTATAATATTATAACTAACAATTAAACCAGATTTCTTTATTTTTATATATTATATGTATAATTATAAATTTAAATATTTCTAAATATTTATTTTTCCAATTAATAATTATAATAATGTACTAGAAAATAATTATAAAATAAATGTAATATTAAATTTATTTATTATTTATTTATTATTATTTATAATAATATAATATAAAAAAAAATACAATTATAATTTCAAAACTTCTTTATTCTTTTTTTATCATAAATTCAAATTCATATCCTAAATCAACTCATGCTTCCCATTTGCCATATTTTTATCATATTCTTTTTCATAGTATAATCTGATTTTACTTCAATAATTTTATTTTCACTTTTAATATAAATATCAGCATAATATTTATTTATGAGTATTATTTTCAAATTCATATTCTATACCTTCATATTGAGTTATAATATCATCTTCTTTATAATTATTTTCAAATAATGAATATATTAATATCTATTCATATAGTGTATTTATAATAAAATAATAAAACTTTATTTTATTAATGTGTTATTAATTATTTTTTTTTTTCAAATATAATACAATATAATGAATAATTTACTGTTTATAGATAATTTAACAACTAATAATTTAGTGACAAATAATGATACTTCCATAGGAAGATTAACTAATTGGCATATTGCTTTGGAATCTACTTTACACCCTTGGAAATTTAAAACACCGGTTTTACCCGGTATATTAAATTAAGAAAGTTTGCCTGTTTCAAGACGTGTAAATTTTGATTTTGATGTATCGTGTAATACATCTGATGATTTTTTACATAAATAACTTGGTCTTTCTAATTTATTTATAGAATTATAAGCTATCTTGTAAATATTTTTTGCTCCGTTACAATCTCTATTCCACACATTAGAACAGCTCTTACAGCTAATCAACCCGTGGACGAGTCTAAGATTATTACGGAATGGTTTTGGATTATTTCAATTTGATCGAATATTTAAATCATAAATTATAATTATTTAGAATTACTATAATAATATAAATATTATGGAAGATTGGATTGATATAAATTCTGATATATCAAATTCTGATTCAGACAATGATATAACTAATATTGAACCATCTAATTATAAAAAAATGAAGAAGGATTTATCTTTTGTAATCAAAAAAAGTAAAATTGAAAGTATTTATAAATTAAAAAATGGTTTAATTAAAATTAATAAACATCATAAAAATATTATAAATAATTTAACAAAAGAACAAAAAAAATTATATTTAGATAACTACAATATTACTATTGGTGATTCAAATGAAAAAAGTATTTTAGCTAAAATCTCATATTGTATATTTCATAATATTAAAAATATTAATAATATTAAATACAAAGATACTAAAATTTATGGAACACAATATTGGGAATTATATTTTAAAAAAATATTTAAACGTTTAATAAATTTTACAAAATATTCAATTCTTTATGAACATTTATATTTTAATAATTTAAAAATTAAATCTTATAATACCTTTAATCTTACTGGTACAATTAATTTTAACTTAAAAAATTGTATTGAAATATGGTATTTTAATTTTAATAAATTTAATATGGTCAATAAGTATATTAAAAATAAATATTATAAAAATTACAAAAAACAAACATATTTATCTAATAAAAATTGCAATACGTATAATAATTTAGTAGATGAAATATGTAAATATGAAACACAATATAATAAACAATCTTATTATATTAATAATTATATTAATGAAAATAATATTGGTATAATTCAAAATGTACTAACAAAAGCTATATACTCTTATAAATTTTTAAATGGAAAATTAGTTGAAACAGATGAACAATGTATCAAAAATATATATACTTCTTCAGCACAAATTGAAGGATGGTATGATTATTATTATATTATATTAATAAGATATTTTGAGGATTGGAAATATAAACTACAAAAAAAAAATAAATTTATTGATAATATAAATTTTGTAAATTCTAAAAATTTCACTAAACAACCTAATTATAAAATAATTTAATAAATTAATATTTTTTTATAATATATGATTATATGGTAAATTATAAAAATAAGTATATAAAATACAAGTTAAAATATAAAAAATTGTTAGGTGGTATGAATTTTAAGAAGGATTCAACGAAAATAAATATTAACGTTAATGATTTATTTACAGATAAAGCTTTTAGAGAATTTATAGATTCAAAATTATACTACAGTGAATCTAATTTAGACCCATTAGATAGAACTGATTTAGTAAATACTGCTCGTTCATATGAAACAAATCCAGACAGCTATATGGAACATATAAATAAGCTACTAGAAGAGAATAAGTTACAACAAGATACTGTCAGGGATAACATAACAACAGTTCTTACAACTATAATAACTACTATATTGCGACCTTATATTTATGAAATAATATCTGATATGAATGTTCTCATGAAACATTACGGACAATTTATTATTTCAGGAGGTGAAGCTTTTAATCTTAATGTACCAAAAATACACAGAAAATTGACCCCAGACATAGACACTAAATTTATTCCTTTTTTTGGTACTGATTATAAGGAAACCGAAAAATTTGAATATATTGGTTTAATACTTAAAATGCGAGTTTACTTTTGGTATGAAGTACTTGAAGAAGTTTTAACAAAAATGAATAATGATTATAGAAATTTATATCAAACATTACTAAAACCAATGGAAGACTGTCTTGAATTTAGTATTCTTAAATTTAAATTTTTGCAACCGGAACAAATTGATATTTTAGGTCAACCTTTCAGAAAAAGATTATCACTTATACCAAAAAATAGTAAAGCAGGAGAGAATGTGTTTTTCGATATTAACTTATTTGCAATAGATTTATTTACATCCAACTATCCTGATTTTAAAGGTGAAATGCTAGTAGGTGGTCCAAATGGTTTAGAAGTAGTTTCTAAAGCAAATATATCATCCGATGAAAGTGGATATATTGCAGGAGTTTTGGATTGTCCATTTATGAGACCTGATGAATTTGGATATGAAATTAGTAAACCAGGTAATAATATTAGTATTAATGTTTATAGCGCTTTACCACAATCAAGTCCATTTATTTCACCACATTTACTATCAAATGAACAAATTCGAATAATTATAAATAATTTACCTACAGGACTAGACAATCCTCCGCCAAATCTTAATAATCCAGAACGGGTGCAACTTTTACGAGTAATTTTAGAATTAATAGAAAAATATGGCGTTAATTTACCTGATGAAACTAAAAAGAAAATTTTAGAAATAGTTAGTAATGTAATAAATATTAATAATTTAAAACTTAAATATCTAGAACGATTAAGAGGTTTTGACGAAGAATTGAGTAACCGTATAAGTGAATTTATACCTGAAAAATTAGCAGAATTTCTAAATTATGCAAGTACTGACAATATGATACAGTTATTACAAATTTTTGGTGGTAAACTACCTCAAGGGTACGTGGTAGATAAGGTGCTTACAAATCAAGATTTAGTTAATTTATTAAAGGCATGTAACTTATCTGAATCCTTGTTGATAGAATCACAATCATGTTTAGCTAGACCTTATTCATTTCCACATACTAATACTTATACTAGTAAACCCATAATAATTGCTAGTAAGAAATTTTTAAAAGAAGATATTGATACGTTGATAAAAATGAATTTAAGATCTGGAAAATCTGCAAAAGATGAATACAGACAAAAAATTCTAAAAGAAATTGGACTTGATAGTCCAACTCAAATAATTAATGAAGTTAAATTTAAAATACCACCAAATATACCATATGAGACAATTGAATCTGTTGTTTACAAAGACAATTTACATCGTATTTCACTTTCTAAAGTTTTAAAAATTATAGCTCCTCCTACTATTAAAAATGATGAAAATGATACTTATTTACAAAGTGGTATATTTGATCTTGATATAATTGAGGAAACGTTTAATAGTTTAAAAGTAAAATTATTGGTATTGCAGGAAACATTTCATAATAGTGATTATTATTTAAGTTTATTACGAGACAACACCTATAAAGAAATAGTTACTATTCTATCTGGACCACATGGTGAAATTGTAAAAGATCTTTTAAAAAAAAATATTATTAAATTAGTTGCTGAACCTATAGAAGTATCACAATTTTTAAATGATGAAGTAGTTGAATTTATAAAAGAAAACTCATACATAGACTTAAACCAATGGTATCATCTTATTGAATCACTACACAAAATTTATGAGGAAGAGGTTGTGGGAAAAAGATTTAATTATGAAGGTAGACAATGGGTAGACTGTTGTTTAGAAACACCAAATGATGATACTTGTTGCGATCCAATAGGTAATCAATTTAAATTAAGAATTAAATCCAAAAACCTAAGCTTCTTTTTTTATAAAACTACGCCAAAAGTTAAAGAAATGATGAATAAGATTTTTTTACAGATTAGTAGTCACATAGATAACATTTTAAAAATTATCGATAATCCTGATAAAGTTTTAGAAATTAAAAATAATATTGGAAAAATGTTTTATGAGTATAACCCTAATTATGCACAATTTATGCATACATCTGATATTCTAGATAATGTTTTAATGACAGCACAAAGTTTATTGTTTGTCGAAGATGTAGATTTATCAATTATGAGTAGTGATATCATCAGTAAGCTTCTAGAATTAAGATCTAATCTAGATAATAATAAACGTTCGACCCGTTCTATAAATCCAGTTGTCATGGGTGCAGTAGCAGAGGGGGAAGTAGAAATTAATGCCTCAACTTTTATTCAGGAATTAACTATTAAAATATTTAAAAAGAACCAGTATGTTTATAAAGCTATGGATAATATACCATCAGTAGAAGCAAACATAAAATTAAAATTAATAGGACGGAATACATTTGAACCTACTTTTTATACTACCGAAAAAGAGGTTGCCGCTATGTATCAGAGAACTAACCAAGAGTGGGCAATTTTTAAGTGTACAATTAAAAATGACGTAAAACTTATTGACCTAACCAATAAATCAAATTTAACTTTATTATTACAAAACAAAATTTTAAAACCTAATGTTGCCGATAAATTAAAATTTATGTTTGGATATAATATGACAATCGCAGAACAATATAACAAATTCAAATCTTATGCTACTACCTTTGAACTGAGTGAAGATGAATATGGACCAATTCTAGATATAACTGACTCTGATATTCGAATCCTCGATCTATCCAATGATAATACAAAAAAAGATATACTAAAACGGTGTAGTATATATGAATTAGACCATGAAGTTATAAAGGCTCTATGTTTATGGTTTAGTAAAAAGGGTAAGGATTTAGACATAAATGGTTTTTACATAGGTAAATCTTTACCTACATACTATTGTATGAGAAATAGTGAATTTTGTGATAAATATTTGGGAAGATGGCACGACGAAATTATATTTTGTAACCGAGGTAAAAATAAACATTTTGTAGAATGTATAAACTGTAATGAATATAATTGTTAAAGGTAGTAAAATATTTTTAATTTTTTAAAGTAAATACTTTTTCAAAGTACTTTAAAATACTTTATCAGTTAAAACTATATTTTATTCCATAAAACAACATTATTTAGAGAAAATGATTATATTGAAATGAAATATGATAAAATCATACACTATTTTGATAAAGATATGTTTAATTATATGGATTTTAATAATACCCAATCACAGAATTAAAAAAAATTACTAGATGATTTAATTTTTAAGTAAATGGTATACAACACAACCTATTCTTTTTAATTTTTACAAAAATTTGAGATGTTTAAAAATTTTATAATAATGTTAGATTTACCAACTTTATAACTAAAGATTAAAGTGAAATTATTCAATTTTATAACTTAAGTTATGAAATACAATTTATTCAATATGTAGCTGATGATAATTAAATTATTCTATTCAAATAATTATTAATCTTCATCTTCATATGGACCAAACTTATCTATTAAGGTATCTAATATATCTGATAAGTTATTCAATCCAGGAAATCCGCTTTTTGTGTATTTTTTTTGATTAATTAAATCTTTAATTTTTTTTAGTTTATCATATCTATTAAAATAATCATCATCTTTAAAATTTTCTGTTATTATATCTACTAAAACTTCATTATATTTTTCGTCATATCTTTCATTATAAAATATTTCAAATACTTTATCAAATATTAAATTTTGATTAATACCTTCTCTTATATATTTTACAATAAATTCTCTTAAATTAAAATCTCCAAATAGTTCAACTGCTTTTTTAAATTTTTCTATATCTTTATAAAAATTATAAAAAAATATATATGTTTCTTTATAAGTTTTACTTTCTAAATTTTCATTTATATTAAAATGGTAACTTAATCTTTGTTTCCATATTTCTTCATTATGACATAATTTTGAATTTTTTTTATTAGTATTACATAATTTTTGTAATTCTATATCTGTCATTTTAATTGCTTGTTCCTTTAATAAATATTCATTCATATTTAAGCCACCTAATATTTTTTCATACTTTAATTTATATTTTAAATATTTTTTTTTATAATTAATCATATAATATATGTAAATATATTAATTTTTAATATATGTAAATATATTAATTTTTAATACCCAATATAGCAAGTAATATAAATAATGTTGTAAAATATACTACATTTAAATCTGTATTTATATTATTTTTTATAAAAATTAAAAGATTTATTATTTTTATAAACATTTATATTTTAAATTAATATAAATCAATTTTAAATAATAAATCTTTTATTTTTTATAAGTATTTTTATAATGTACTATTCTATGAGGATACCATTTTGTTTTAAAGTAATACTCTAAATAACATTTTATAATTTTATTAGCAGCATTTGTTCTTTTTATATGTTCCCTTGTAAGTTTACTTCTTAAAACAGATTGAATAATTATTGATGATTTAATTTTTTCTAGTTTTTTTTTTACTAGATAACTTCTCATATTTTTTTGAATTTTAATTGCTTTTTCTTCTTGGACATATGTATAGCACCCTAACCCATATAAAATATAATCCATATTATATAATATAATAAAATATATTTTTTTATTGTAATAATAATAATGAGAAAAACTAAATTAGAACAATTAGAATCCTATAAAAATTTATATAAAAAATATAAAAATAAATATTTAAACAAACAACATTCTCAAAAAGGAGGAGATTTTACACATGAACATCTTAAACCTTACCAAACAAAATTAAATGAATTCAAAGATAAAATTTTATTAATTCTCGATAAAAAACATAATATCAATTTTTTTAAATATTGTCAAAATGAATTACAAAATGATAATGATTTAACAGGACAAGAGGAAAAAGATTTTCTTGCTATTTGTCAAGATTTAGATAAAAATCCTGATAAAATTGATAATATTTATGATGGTTTATTAAATTTTATTCATAAGTATAATTATAGTAATTTAAAAGAATTTGCTGAAATTGATATTAAACAAAAAAAAATAAAAAGATATAAAGAATTAGTAATAGAATTTGATACAAAAAATTACCATAGGAGCGGTTTTCTTAAATATCATAATTTAAATGAATTACCACATAATATGAATATATTTAAATCTTCAATTAAAAATCATTATAAACCAATAAACTCATTTAAATATAATATTCAAACAAAATTAAAAGAATATTTTAAAGATAATAAATTTATTAGTTCTTTTATTTAATTATATCTTGGATCTATACCTAGTAATATATTTAAATTATTATTATCAATAAATTCTTTAATTTCATCTTTATTTTTTATAAAATAATTTATTACATCCATATTTTTATATAAACTTTCATTATTATAATATAATCTTTCACCAACATATAAATTACAACCCGATATATAAGCTTTTGAAAAACATTTTATATATTTTTCGTATAATTTACATGCTTCGTTAAATCTTTCTTTATGTTCTTCCATATATTTATCTATTTTTTTTCTTATTTCAGGTGTTATTTTAAATTTGTCCATTATTAATTTATAATATTTTAATTTATTTTTTTTTACAATATAAAAGCTTTGGATAATTCACTTTCTTTTAATAAATATTTAATTTTTATTTCATTTTCATTTTCATTTTCAGTTCCAAAATATTTATTATAATAACTACATAACCGTAATACACATGTAAAAATTAGTATTATTAATATAACAGGTAGTGAGTTATAAATTATTTTTTCTAAGTTCATAAATATATTTAATAAATTATTTCTAAATGTATATGCAAATTTGCATATATAATTCTTATTTATATATTAAACTAAACCATTAATGATTTTGTTAAATCGCTTTACTTTAATAAAGTTTTATTTTTTAATTTGTATTTTAAACTTTTAATTACTATATAAATAAGTCATTATATATTATAATTATAAAACATTTTAAAAAAAAATAAAGAAGATATAAAATTATAATATTTTATTATACTATCATATCTACTTTTAAATCTGGATCATTTGGATGAGATTTATACCCTATTAATTGTAAATCAGAAAATTCAAAATCTGTTATTTTTTTTTTTTATTTTTAATTTTAAGTTTTGGATATGGTAATGGTTCTTTTTTAACGTATTTTTTTACTGCTTCAATTTGATTACTGTAAATATGAGCATCACCAAAATTATGAGTCAGTAAACCAGGTGTTAAATCAATTCCTTCTAAAGAACAAAGTAGATGAACTAATATAGCTCCATGAGTACAATTCCATTTTGAAGCTAAAAATACATCAGAACTTCTATTAAAAATCATTAAATTTAATTGTTTTTTTTTTTGATTTACATTAAATTGATATAACATTAGACAAGGAGGTAAACTACAATGTTCTAATTGAGTTGGGTTAAATAAATTTATAATAATACGTCTAGAACTAGGCTCATTTTTAATTAAGTTTATTACTGATTCTAATTGATTGAAACCTTTATTATTTGTATTTTTAGAATAATCTGTTTTACAATTATAATATTTTGCTCCAAAATATTTTAAATTAAATCCGTAAGTTGCACCTAAATCACCTTCTGGAAAATGTTGTAAATTTCTCGAATCTAAAAATTCACGTGTTGTGTTTCCATCCCATATACGAACATTTTTACCTTGTAAAATTTTATTATCTGTTTGACCTCGAAGAACAAACATTAACTCTTCGAAAATACCTTTAATAAAAGATTTTTTAATAGTATCTACCGGCAAAGTATCTTCTAAATTATAGTGTAAATTATTTGGTGAAAATAAACTTACAGTTTTACTATTCCTAGATTCTGTTTCAATTCCATTTTCTAAAATATTATTTAATAAATAAGTAGTTTGTAGTTCTTCTTGATTAATCCAGTATCGTTCAGTAAAATTCTTAGTATTAATTGATTTAGTATTTGAAATAATACTTTGGTTAATAATATTATTTTCGATGACAATAGGTTTTTTATTAGAAATATATTTATGGTTATGATAAACTAAATATCTAAAATTATGATTATTTTCTTCATTAAATTTTGATATTTTCATTAATTTAAATTTATCATTACCAAAATCAGGAAAGTAAGTATCACATTTTAGATTTTCATAGATTTCCGTAATATATATTTTATCGATTAAATCAGTATATTCATTAATAACTTCGTTATATACACTTCCACCACCTATAATAAATATTCTTTGTATTTCCTCTAATTCCGTTAAATATTTTATAGAATCTTCTATACTATTTGTTATGTAATCACATTTTTCATAATTTTCAAATTTATTTTTTTTTCTTGTTAAAACAACATTTAGTCTATCTTTTAAAGGTTTATTTTTATCTGGTAAACCTTGCCATGTATTTCTTCCCATAATAACTGCGTTTTTTAATTTATCTTTTTCAGTTACTGTTGTTGTAATTCTTTTAAAATGTAATAATTCATTTAATAAATTCCACGGAAGTTTATTATTTAATCCAATTCCATTTTTATATGTTTTACATACAATTAAATTTAATAATTTACTCATTATATAATTAATATAATGTAAATCAATTTTAAATCTATGGTATTGTATTTACTTATTTATTTATTTATTTATTTATTATTTTATTATTATATAATATATGAGCAATACATTAGAAACGGATAATTTAACGCAATTATGTGATAATTTTTCTAAATTAGTTACTCCTAAAAATATAATACAAAGTAAAGAAACTATAAAGGCTAGTGTAATTTGCTTACAAAATAAACATATATACATTAGAAAAAAAATAGTATCAATAACAAATGAAGTAAATAATTTAAAACAACAAAATAAATTATTTATTATTGAAAAGAATAAATTAGAAAAGGATATTTCTAATATTAGTAAAGAAAATAAATTAAAAAGTAAAGACTTTGAAAAAATTAAACAAGAACTTAAATTAGAAATCCTAGAAATTAATAAAGAAAATGAAATTATTAAGAAAGAAAAAAAAGAATTTAATAGTAAAATAGAAAAAGTAAATTATGAATTAAAACAAAAAAATGAAGAATTAACTATTTTAAAAACAAATAATGATTTAAATAAACAGATTAAACAATTAAATAATGATTTAAATAAACAGATTAAACAATTAAATAAAGAAAAAACAAATAATGTAAGTAAAATTTTAAAATTAAATGAAAATTTAGATGATTTAAAAAAAGATTTAAATGAAATATCAGAAGAAAAATCAGAACTTAAAAAAAAAATAGTTAAACAAACAGAAATTTATGAAAAAAATATTAAAATTTTAAATGAAGAAAAAAAAAAATATGAA